ATGCGCAGATGGGGCCGGCGGCTATCGGGCCGTCGAATGACCTCAAGGCTGCACTCAAGGCAATGGATAGCACAACCGCCGGCAGCGGTGACGAGCTGGTACCGACCAACTTGGCCGCTACTCTGTGGGAGGATTTTTTCCTGCCTAGCCGTGTGGTTTCGGCGCTGCAACGCGTGCCAATGCCCACCAATCCGTTTGACATCCCGCTTGGGCTGTCTGATGTGACGTGGCGCAAGGGTGGCGAGAATACTGCTGTTACTGCTAGCAACCCAACCACGGCCAAAAGCACGCTGACCGCTACCGAACTGGTGACGGAGCAGGCGTGGAGCTACACGCTCGACGAAGACGCTGTGATCGCAATGGCCCCGGCCATCCGTGCCCGCCTGGCGCAATCTGGCGCTGAGATTATGGACGCGTTTGCGCTCAATGCCGACGCCACCGCAACCAGCAGCGGCAACATCAACCTTGACGACGCCACACCTGCCAGTGACAGTTACTACCTGAGTAACGGTCAAGACGGTATCCGTCACTTCTGGTTGGTTGACGCGGCGACTCCGGTTGGCGCAAGCGCCGGCGGTGATGCCCTGGATGACGCCGATATTGTTAGCGAGCTGGCCAACATGGGTAAATATGCCGCTGACCCGTCGCGGTTGTTCATCGCCTGCGATGTACAGACTTACCTGGCCGGGTTCCTGGATGCGTCATCCGGCGCACCGGGCGAGCACGTTATCACACTCGATAAATTCGGCCCGCAGGCCGTAGTGATGACTGGTCAGCTTGCCGCTTTCCGTGGCATTCCGATCATCGTCTCTGCAAGTCACCCGCTTGGTGAGGCCGACGGCAAAGTCAGCACAACCGCTGGTAACAACACGCTCGGCAGTATGTCGATTATCAACCGTGATATGTGGTACGTCGGGTTCATTCGCGACCTGATGATTGAGGTGGATCGCGACATTCAGCGCCGCCAATATATCATGGTGACCTCCATGCGTGAGGCTATCGGCGCACGAATGCGGGCCAGCACAGACACCCACACGGGCGGCGTTTTCAATATCCTGGTCTAGGCCAGTTATTTTTTGGAGGCTTACACAATGGCACAGTTTGACGCCAAAAAGTTCGGCACCTATATCGCCGTACCCTTTACCCTGACCAACGCCACAACCGGCGAATCTGACACCGATCTGGCCTATGGTGGCATCGCGGCCAACTTCGTTGCGCCTGCCGCCGGTTCGATTGTCGGCGTTAGCGCCAGTTGCCTGGCTATTACCGCCGGTACGATTACGCTGCGCACCCATAGCGCCGGTACTGAGTTTGCACAGAGCGGTTACCCTGCTCCGGTGCTTTCGTCCACAGCGGATACCAACGGCACCTACGCCAGCGTTGGCGAGGGCGCGATTACATTCGCCGCCGGTGACACGTTGGGCATTAGCGCCAGCAGCACGACGACGCTTGACCCGACCAACACTGTAGACGTAACGGCTACCCTGTTTATCAAGCTTGACCCGTCATAAACCTATGGCTAAAGATTGGGGCAAGATTCTACTATCGACCCGTCTGGAGAAACAGGTATCGCCTAAGTTTTTCCAGACGTGGACAAGCCTGGTTCAACACGGATTGCGCATCGGTGACGGTGCGTATTCCGTGGCGGGCAAGGTGGCGCACAAAGCGCAGAACGACGTCGTGCGCGCTTTCCTCAAGACTGAATGCGATACGCTGCTGACCCTGGACAGTGACGCCGTGGTAACGCCGGACTTTATCGAGCAATTCCGCACGTATGAACCCGGCTACGAATACGACATCCTGCAAGCGTTCTACCCGCGCCGCGGTTGGCCGCCACGGGCTATCTGGATGAAAAAGAATGCCCTGGGCCAGATGACAGAATACTTTGTTACCGAGCCTGACCGGATCGAGGATGTGGATATTGTCGGCACGCACGCCTGTTTGTTTCGGCGCGAAGTGTTCGAACAAATGCTCGGTGACAACGATCCTGAAACCTACGATTGGTTTTACTACCCGCGGCATAGTGGCACCAGCGAGGACAGCGCATTTTCGATTGACGCCAAAGAAGCTGGGTTTCGGCTTGGTGCGACGGCTGCCATCCGCGCCGCCCACCTATTCGAAGGCATCACCGACTGGAATGCCTACCAGGAATACATCGACATCACAGGCCGCCGACCGCTGCTTAAGCGCTGGGATGAACTGTGCGAGTTAGTGGGCCAGTTTACCGGCGACAGCGGCGACATGGTGAGCGCCAAAGCTATCAACCAGTCGAAGCAGCCTAGCGAACTATGGCGCGAGATACAGCCACAGACCGCAGACGAGGCGCACACGTTCTACGGGCGTGAAGACAACGGCTACCTGTACAACCTGATCCAGTGGAACTGTGGGCCACTCTATGCCAAGATTACCGAGCCTTTGCGGGCGCTATCGGGGCTGCGTGTGTTGGTGATCGGTGGCGGGCTAGGCACGGAGGCTTCGTTGCTAGCCGACCGTAACAGGGTGGACGTGTACGACTTACCCGGCGTACTGCGTGATTTCTGCCGCTTCCGCTTGGGCGATACGGTCACAATCTTGGACGGCGATCTTGCTGACGCACCGGGGCCGTATGATGTGATTGTGGCGATTGACACCATCGAACACGTACACCCGGACGAAATCGAGGGATTCCTTACCACGGTGGAAGGGCTGCTGACCGAACACGGCGCACTGTACGCGCATAACAACTTCGGGCAGCAGGACATTTTCCCCATGCACTTCGACCACAGCGACGTATTCAACGCCTGGCTGAAACGTGCCGGCATGGAGTCCAAAGGCGAGTTAACATGGCAACGAAGTTAAAAGTAATCAGCGAATACCGCAACCGTGAGACACATTACGGTGTGGGTTCGGTGATTGAGGTCACGGACGAACAAGTTAAATTCCTAATGGCGGATGCGCCCGGCTGCTTTGAGGTTTACACGGAGCCGGAAGTGAAAGCGGTAGAAGCGCCGCCGGTTGACAAGATGGTGCGGACAAGCACCCGTAAGCGGACTAGCAAGGCCAAATAACAATGGCGTACATCGACACGGACGCGGATCTAAAACCATATTTAGGCATCGCCGGGGCTGTGACTGGTGACGATGCGCTCCTTGACGGTATTTGCACCCGCACGAAGGCCATTATTGATGCCTACTGCCGGCGCACGTTTGAGGCCAGTGCCAACACTGACCGCACGTTTGACGCGGTGCGTGATGTAGATAATCAGGTGTTGCGTTTGGACTCTGACCTATGCGAAATCAATAGTATTACCAACGGCGACGGCACCATAGTCACAACGGCGCAGTACACGACCGAACCGCGCAACATGACGCCCTATTACGCTATCCGCCTGCTGAATTCATCGGGCGTAGCGTGGATGTACACAACCGACCCAGAGGACTCCATTACGATTAGTGGCAAGTGGGCTTACAGCACCGCTGCACCGGATGACATTGTGCAGGCTGCGCTACGGCTAGGGGCGTACATTTACCGCCAAAAAGACAATAGCCTTGACCTAGACCGTACCATCATCGCCGGGGCGTCTACTATCTTACCAATGGCACTGCCGGCTGATATCAAGGTATTGCTTGCGCCTTACCGGAGGCTGATTTAGTGGCATTCTATGCGGATTTTGTAACGGCGCTTGGGGGTATGAGCGTAACCGGCGTTACGGCCAGCGCAACCGCGCCGCCGCGGCAAGTCAGCACGGCGCAACTACCGTACTTGTTCCCACGTTTGCCGGTGGGCAACAACAGTATTGAGACGTTGGCCAGTACGCCAGGTATTCAAAGTGCTACCTGTGAAGTAGTTGTGCTGCTAGAGGCCGCCACACAGTCCACGCCGGCGCTTAATTTCGCCCTGGCGCTGACGATGATGGATAACCTCAACACGGCGTTAACAGCGCTAGCGGCATCGGGCGGCGTGGTAGATGACTGGTCAATCCGGCAGGATGTGGAAGTAACCAGCGACGGCACAGAGTATTACGCGCTAGTAGCAACGGTTACGGGAAGTGGATGATTACAATAATTTTCGGCGGGAACAACTATGGCGATTAAGGCGTGCAATACACAAATTCTCGTAGACCGCTGGGCGTTGTCGGGCAATAGCAACAACGCCGAACTAGAAATATCTGCTGATGCGCTTGAATATAATGTTTTTCAGACATGTGTCACACAGTCAATCCCGGATGTCCCGGCCACAAAATTGACGCACAACGGCTATTTCAGTGCGCCAACTACCGGAGAACTGGAACAGGTCATGTATGCCCGCTTGGCGGATGCTGGTGATGCGCAAGTTTCGTTAATTTTGGGTACAGACCAGACGATTCCCGTTGGCTATGTCCTAGAAGGCGCGTATAATGGCCAACTCAAAATTGATGGTCAGGCAAAATCACTCATTACGGTTGCGGGGCTGTGGCAAGCCCGCGATGTGCAACTATACCGTGGCTATCGTCTGTGGTCGGGCAGCATCAGCGCAACCGGCCCACAAGCTGGCATTGATTTCGGTGCGCTCGGTGTGGCCGGTGGGCGGGCCTGGATACACATTGTATTCATCAACGGCGCGACCACAGACGCCACCATTGCCGTCGAGAGTGACGACAACGCTGGCTTTACGCCGGCCACCAGCCGCGGCACGTTCACATTCAGTATTGTTGGTTCCAACGCCATCGCGCTGGCGGACGTGGAGCGCTACATGCGCATTAACACCACCGACTTGGGTGGTGCAACTTCGTTTACTGTGACGGTGATCGCCGGGGCGTCCGGTATCACTTATTAGGAGCATCAACCATGCCAGTTAAGAGTAATCCAAATATTGTACTAACTTACAACAGCAACAACATCACGGCCTACTGTGACCAATCGACCATGGACGCCACGGTGGAAGCCATCGAGACCACCAACCTGGCTAGCAGCGCCACATCGACCAGCCCCGGTGATACAACGTATAGCTATGACATCGGCGGTGATTGGGATTTGGCGCTTGATGCCATTCTGGGGCCGGACGCCATTGATCCTAGTACGTTGCGTACATTTGTTGCTGCTATCGGCGAGTCGGGCAGTGTGGCAACCTATACTTGGACAAGTGGCGCGTTCCCTAGCAATTACAAAGTTACTGCGCAGGCCGGTGCCAACCTGAAATGGACGGCAACACTCAACTTGACTGTGGCTGCGGTGCGGAGCTAACGCCCATGAAATTTTCCTGTCAGCTTGAAGGATTTACTGATAACTGGATCGAGTTCTCAGATCGGTGGACACGGCGCGAAGGCAAAGAATTGTTTGACATGCCAGAACGCGAGGCATTTGACAAATTCATGCCGCTAAAGTGTACGGGTTGCCATATTGAACAACCTGATGCCGAACCGCTGACTGACCCCAAGCAACTTACCTATGACGGGCTAGATAACATCGATGCCCGTCTTTTTGGCTTTATCGCGCGTGCCCTCTATAGCACCTATACGGAGCTAACACGCCTGGGAAACGCGAGCGCGCGGCTATCATCCGCCACCAACGGGATGATGACCGCGCAGAGCCACCTGCATTAGTCGATGCGTTTTTGTTGCGTCAATTTCCGGGCCGGTTCTTGGATGAAATCGACACGCAAATGGACTGGCCTCGTTATCTCAGAGCATTGGCGGCGCAACGTATCGCAGGAATAGAGGCGCGCCGGGTGAATGGCATTGCTGACCCCGAAAAGTTGACAGCGGAAGATCGGGAAGCGATCCAGGAACACGACGAACTGCTAAGAGATTTTGACGATGGCGAATGATAGCCGGATAGGGATTTTAATTGAGGCGAAGGCTAAAACCGCGGCTATCGGGCAGACGCGTCAAGAATTGGCCGGACTTGACGAGGCCGCGAGCACAGCTTCGCGCGGCCTCGGCGGGCTTACGACTGCGTTGGGCGTGGCCGGCTTTGTAGCGCTGGGTACGGCGGCGGCGGGGGCCGTCTTTAGTCTGGCTGAAACCGCGGCACAAGCAGGGCGCACGCGGGCGGCGTTTGATAACCTAGCTGCGGGCGTCGGGCAATCTGCCGACAGTATGCTGGCCGACATGCAACGGGCCAGCGGCGGCATGATCTCCAATGCCGACCTGGTGCAGAGCGCCAATCGTGCCATGCTGCTGGGGGTGGCCGACAGTGGCGACGAACTGGGCAAACTGTTGGAAGTAGCACGCGTGCGCGGGGCAGCGATGGGCCTCAGCGTGACGCAGGCATTCAACGACTTGGTCACCGGCTTGGGCCGCATGTCGCCACTGATTCTCGACAACCTGGGCATCATCACCGGCGGGCAAGCCGTCTTCGACAACTACGCTGCCGCGATGGGCCGCACCGCTAATAGCCTGACCGACGCCGAGCGTAAGCAAGCGTTATTTAACAAGGTAGTCAGCGAGACCAACGACCTGATCGCCCGTCAGGGTGACGTTGCACAGCAAGATTTGGCCGCGCCGTTTGAGCGCATGAGTGCCGCACTTGCCAATGCCAAACAGGCGCTGGGCGAATTGTTTGGGCCAGCCGTGGCCGGTGTGGCGCAACTGATTGCAGACGGGGCCATCGCGGCGGCGGCGGCGGTCACCGGCATGGGGCAGGCGGCGGCGGAGTCAGCGGCGCGTTTTGATTTCGAGATTGCACGCACGTCGATCAACAACCTGGAAGGCGACATT